GCACAACGATGAAGAAGCTCTCCGCACTCGGTCTGATGATCGCATCCTTCGGTCTCGGCATGGTGATCTCGGCGAATTCGCACGCCAAGGGTTCCTCGCACCCGCAGTCCGGCGATCAGACCGGCTCAGGCATGATCCAATGGAGCACCGCTCAACGTGTCGTCACATGGAGTTCGGAGCGCCACTGGCAAACTGCTGATGGTCAGATCCTCGTGTGTCCTTGGGAGGCGAAGACGTACTCCGACAAGGTCTGTGTCGACAAGAAGAACGACAAGGTCGATCGCTGGATGCCGCTGACCTCGTACGCGATCCCTGGTTTCGAGATCGTCGGGTTCCAGTACTTCTACGCCGGCTCGTACGGCTCGCAGCAACTCGCAGTGTACTACGGCGTTGTGAAGCCAAAGGTGCCTGTGATCGCTGGCCGTGTTCATGACTCCGACTCAGACGCCGTTCAGCGCTCGCTGAACCTCAGCGGGATGTCCGCCACCGTCGACACGATCACGATCAAGGCGAACCGCGTGGTCGTTCAAAGGAAGCGCTGATGTTCACGATGCCGGAGATGTCGTACAACGACATCGGTGCCATGGTCAAGAGGGCGCTCGATGCAGCGTGCTGGGACCTGTCCGGTCTTCGCGAGCATCCGGATGATCACCGCTGGGCCGAAGCCGCCGAAGAGTCTCGAATCGAGCTCGAGGCCTGGGTGAACTACCAGCGCCAAGCGTTCCCAGACATGGAGTCCGGCTGCATGTTGAACTACGAGAAGCACTGGAGCCCGCGCCTTCCGTTCGAGCGTGGACAAGACACCTGGGAGTTCGACGAGGCCAAGAACAGCTGGGTGGTCGTGAAGCCGAAGGGCAAACGAATCGTCACCCGCGAACCGAAGGGTCAGAAGTGAAGCAACTCACGTTCGACGGTGTGAACGACCTGTTCCAGCATCCTCGCTGGGGTGCGGTCACGCTCGAGCACGCTAAATACCTCGATGGCCTGAAGGCGCCGGCACCGAAGCCGCTCCCGAAGATCATCCACACGAGCGCCGAACTCGAAGCTCGAAACGAACGCTGCATTGAGGAACAAGGCTGCAGCGCGTACTGAAAGGCCATCATGGCATACCGTGAAATCTCCCTGCCGTCTCTCGGCGAATCTACCTGCTCGTTCCAGTACGTGATCGGGCGTTGGAAGACCAAGATCCGTGGGATCGGCGTGTTCGACAACCACGTGATCGGAACACCAGCCTCTGGGAACTACGACGAGGACCGTGTCTCGGTCACTCCGGCCGACATCAAGCGAGCGATCCTGATGTCGGACAAGTGCCCGCCGCACGTGAAGAACGCGCGCTCCTGGGATCAGCCTCCTTTCCCGGGTCCGAAGAAGAAGGCCGATCCTGGTCCTCGCACTCGTGGGTTTGCGAACCTCCTCCAACGGAAGATCGTGGCGATCGATACGTCGGCTGTGAACTCGATCATCCTCGAGTGCGACGAAGGTGGTCGTTACGAGATCTCAGCCGAGACCGGAATCGGTGCGATCCCCGTGATCACGTGCGCTGTGAAGTGCCTGACCGATCCGGATTACGACTGATCGTTACAGGTCCTGAGGGCGTTACAAGTTCGGGTGCGCAGGATTCCTAGGTTGTGATATAGTACAACCTATGGACAAGGCTGCTTGCTACAAAGGTCAAACGGTTCACTTCACGTGCAACGGTCGAGGTCGTGGTGGTCACTACCACGTCACCGCGATCGTTACGAAGGTGAACTCGAAGAACGCCCTTCTGACCGAGAAGGAACGTTCGTACAGTCCCGGCACTCGCTGGAACTGGCCGATCGAACTTCTGACCTCGGACGAGGACTATCAATCGAAGTGCGCCGCCTCCCGTGCTGCGTACCAAGCCGGTGGCATTCAGGCCGTGATCAAGGAGTGGACGAAGTGAACGTCGACGATCGCCCGAAGTGGCAACTGGCTCGTGGTGAACGGTACGGAAACCTCCGTCGCCAAGAAGCTGAACTGAAAGTCCGGCGCCGTCGGAATGACCGCGCTGCCAAGAATGCCGAAGTTCGGCGCCTCGTGAAGGAACTGTGATGCGATTCGTCGATGTGGTTGGTGCTCTGATCCTCGGTGTGATCGCTGTCGTTGCGGTCGTGTTCCTGTGGGTCTGGTTCTGGATGTTCATCCTCGGCTTCCTCGGCTTCTTCCTCGTGATCTGGGCCTGTGGTGTCCGATTCTCGGTCACGAAGACCATCAACGGCAAGAAGGTCAAGGTCGGTTACCTCCGCTGGACCACGTTCTACCCGATTCGCTGAAAGCACACATGACGTCTATCGCATTCTTCCGCTCGTTCTGGGACGAGGTCAAGCAAACGCCGCAGTGGGCCACGATGGAGCAAACCGTCGAGGGCTCCGAGTGGCACCGTGAGGCGAACGTCGCCGTGCACACCACGATGGCGATCGAGCACTACATCGGGAACACGGCTCAGCACCGGACCGAGCGTGAGCAGTTGATGACGTTGATGACGTTGTTGTTCCACGACTTCGGGAAGCCGGAGGCCGAGGAGACGTTGGAGGCCAAGGACGGTTCTGGTCGGACGTACCATCGGTACGCTGGTCACGAGCCGGTGTCGGCGAACGAGTTCATCTCGTTCGTGTGTGATCACGAGATCTTGATGAAGAAGTTCTTCGCCCGCGGGTTCGGGTGGGACGACATCATGAAGATCAAGTTCATGATCGAGCACCACTTGCCGTTCGGCTTGAAGAACGTCACGAAGCGTCAGAACTTGCGGAACACCGTCGAAGAGACGTTGGGCTGGGCTGAGCAGTGCTTCTACGACCAGTTGTGGTCGGACTGCTGTGGCCGGATCTCGGACAACCACCAGCAGAAGAAGATCGACTCCGCAGCCTGGATCGAAGAGTTCCGGGCGATGCCGACGACTGCCACGAAGGAGCCGAAGGCATCTGCCCCGGTGATGTACGTGTTGTGCGGCGTCGTCGGTGCTGGGAAGTCGACGTGGACGAAGCGTTTGCGCGGGATGAACCCGAACCAGAAGATGATCGTGGTCTCTGAAGACGACTACCGGTTCGAGTTCGCCGGGTTGAACTTCACTCCGGCACAGTTGTGCGAGTGGACGGCGTTGCCGTCGATGAAGGACCAGTACGCGATGGCGTGGAAGTTCTGCTTCGACAACAGCGGCGCGTACGACAAGTACGCGAAGGCGAAGTTGGCTGAGGCGGTCGAGTCGGGTGTGACGTTGGTCTTGGACCGGACGAACCAGACTCGGAAGTCGCGTGGTCCGTGGATCACGGCTGCGAAGTCGAAGGGGTACAAGATCGTCGCGGTTCAGTTCTACGTGTCCGAGTCGGTGATGCACGCACGCCAGAAGACCCGGAACGACAAGGATGTGCCGCACCATCGCGCTCACCAGATTTTCATGGCGATGGAGACTCCGTGGTACCCGGTCGAAGTCGACGAGATCGAAGTCGTACCGCCGTGGAACTAACACCACGCACGCATCGAATACAGCATTAGGTGCTGAATAAGGATGGGACCGAAAGGTCCCATCCGGGCATCTACGGGATCCGCTATCACAAATCCCCTGTAACGTTCTCCTATTCCTCGGACGACAGGCGGTGCTGCCTTGTTACAATGACTTCACTGGCACTAAGTGTCCGTCGTTTCCAGCGCTCATCAGCAGGGAACGATAAATACAGCGTGGACGAAAGAGTTCACGACTTTTCAACAACTTTGATTTTGGAGAATGAAACATGGCAAAGCGCTCCCTCGCAGAACTGACCGAACAGTTCAAGCAGAAGACAACTGAAGGTTCCGGCAACGCAACCTGGAAGCTGTTCTTCAACTTCTGGAAGGCCGATATGGACACCGTGTCCGTCGTCCGGTTCCTCCCAGACGCCGACGAAGAGAACCCGATGGGCTTCCTCGTCGAGAACCTCGCCCACGAACTCGTCATCAACGGCAAGCGTGAGAAGGTCCCGTGCCTCAAGATGTACGGTGAAGACTGCCCGATCTGCGCCCTGTCGCAGAACTACTACGACGAAAAGTCGCCAGACCACAACGAGCAGCTCGGCAAGAAGTACTACCGCAAGAAGAGCTACATCGGCCAAGTGCTGGTGATGGAAACCCCGATCGAACACGACGCTGAACAGCTCGTGAAGCTGATCGAGTTCGGCCCGGCGGTGTTCAAGCAGATCCAAGCCGCGTTCCAGTCGGGTGACCTCGAAGAGGCTCCGTTCGAACTGAAGGGTGGGTACAACTTCCGGATCAAGAAGACGAAGTCCGGCGAGTACGCTTCGTACACCACTTCGAGCTTCGCTCCGAAGCAGACCGATGTCGGCGACGACGTGATCGAGAAGCTCGAGCTGTTCGACCTGAAGGAATACCGCACCGCCCGCGTGACTCGTGACGTTCTCGAAGCGATGCTCGTCGCTGACCAGACCGGCTCCACGTACGGCGACGGCGCCAAGAAGGACGAAGCCCCGAAGCCGGCCGGTCTCACGCTGAACAAGAAGGCTTCGGCTCCGAAGGCTGATGCCGCTCCGGCTGACGAAGGCACCGAATCGCCGACGCCAACTGCGACCGGTGGTGGCAAGCCTTCCATCGTCGAGACGCTCCGCGCTCGCGCCGCAGCTGCCAAGGCTGCTCAGGCCGAGTAAGCAACTTTGAAGTACGAGGTGATCACAGGCTGATCATCTCGTTCTTCAATCCACCAAGGAGACTCAATGGCAGGACTACCATTCCTCGACAAGTTCAAGAAGGAAGTGGCGAAGCTCGACACAGTCAGTGTCGGTATTCGTACGACCGAAGTATGGCTGTCAACCGGGAACTACGCGCTGAACCGCGCGCTCTCCGGTGATTACATGCGCGGCATTCCGCTGAGCAAGCTCTCCGGCTTCATGGGTCCTTCGGGCTCGGGCAAGTCGTTCATTGCCGGCAATCTCTGTCTTCAAGCTCAGCTCGAAGGCTACCACGTTCTGTTCCTCGACTCGGAACACGCGATCGACGTTGACTACCTCAGCAAGATCGGCGTGAACGTCACCGAAGATGCACTCACGTACATCTCGGTCACCACGATCGAAGACGTGAACGGTGTGCTCTCCGAGTTCTTCAGCAACTACAAGAAGGCGTACGGGAAGAACAACCCAGACGCCCCGAAGACGCTGATCGTTCTCGACTCGTTGGCGATGCTCTCGTCCACGACCGAAATGGTGAACTACGAGAAGGCCGGCGAAATCAAGGGTGACCAAGGTCAGCTGGCGAAGCGTCGGAAGGCAATGCTCCGTCTGGCAGTCGGGAACGTCGGGAACCTCCCGATCTCGATGCTGGTCACGGACCACGTGTACCCGGCGGACATCATGCTCGGTGACGGTGCTTGGGCTATCACGAACTCCGTGAAGTTCTCGCTGTCGATCATCGGGATCGTGACGAAGCTGAAGCTCAAGGACGAAG